TCGAGAAGACCACAAGTTCAAGAGCGATTAACTGAACAGGTTGCTAAAAAGCTTATTGAGCTTTTAGAGACAGAAGATGTTGCCGTTGTTATAGATGCCATGCATACTTGTGTTAGAACAAGGGGTATTAAAGACGCTTTATCACACACGAGAACTTCTTCTCTTTATGGTGTTTATAAAAATAACACAGATACAAGAGCAGAGTTTTACAAAAGCATTCCAGTTTTTAAACTATAATGGCGAAAATTAAATTTAAAAAAACCCCAGCACAAGCAAAGGTGTTTGATGACGATATAACATCAACTGTCCTTTTTTCTGGTGGGCTTGGCTCTGGTAAAACTTACGTCTTGTGCAATAAAATGCTTAAACTAAGCAATCTTAATAGAGGTTTTGCAGGTGGCTTATTAGTTCCAGACTACCCAAGTTTTAGAAAAGATATTCAGCCAACATTCGAGGACATATTTCAAAAGAATGGGATAAAACATAAATTCAATAGACAAGAAAATGCTTATTATTTCCCATGGAATAGAAAGCCACTTTATATCTTCACAGCAGAAAAACCGATCGCAGGGCCAAATTTGGCTTACTGTGGAATCAATGAGTTTTCATTAATGCGTTACGAAAGAATAAAGGAAATGACTAGAAGGGTAAGGTTAAAAGATGCCCCTTTTAAACAGTCTATTTTAGCAGGAACACCAGAGGACATTCATGGTTGGCTTGAGGAATATAAAGAAAGCATGGAGAGGCTTAACCAAGAAAGACCAGATGCTTTTAAGATTGTTTATGGAAGCACAAAAGACAATATCTATTTAACTGAGCACTATTTATCAGACCTAAAAGCCACCCTAGATGAACAGGCACTAAGAGTTTTCACTGAAGGTGAAATTGTTAAAATTGGTGGCAATTATTTCTATTATTCATTTAGCAGAGAGAAAAATGTAACGGACTCCTCAGTTTATCAAAAGGGCCAGTTGGTTCATGTTGGTCTAGATTTTAACGTGGGTAATATGACAGCCACTTTTTCGCATAAGATTATCCACAATGGCAGAGCTGAACAGCACTTTTTTGATGAACTTATTTTAAAAGGCGATTCAAATACTTATACTATAGCAGAGGCGATTATAAATAGATTTCCAGATGAATATAGAAATGGAAACTTATTAATTACCTGTGATGCCTCTGGTAATTCAAGAAAATCTTCAGCAACAGAGCAACTTCAATCAGATGTTGCCATATTGCAATCTAAGAAATTAAGGGTAAGATTTAAGCAAATAAACCCAAGACTAAGAGAAAGACAATTATTAATGAATGGATTATTCTATCATGGTATTGTTAAAATAAACCCAAAGTGTAAAGAATTAATAAAGGATTTCACTCAAGTAATGCAAGAGCCAAAAGACTTTTCGAAAGTAAAATCAGACCCTAATAGAACTCACACTTCGGACACAGCAGATTACGTTTGTGATTTTGAATATGACTTACCAGATAGAATTAGAAAACCAATATCAACACAAGGAAGATAAATGAACTTATTAGACAAAAATGTAAGAGTAGAACTTATTAATGAGATTGTGGGTAGTGAAAATAAAGATAGAAAGTATCGCTCATTTATGCAGGCTGAAATCTATAATTCTAAAATTTATGATTATGTTTATGAATACTTAGAAGAACATAATTCTAAAGAATCCTTAAAACAAATTCCAGTTGTTTCATCAATTAATATTTCAAGAGCCATTGTAAATCAAGAAGCCTCTTTATATAAATGCGAGCCAGAAAGAACATTTGTTGGCGTTTCAGAAGAGCAGGCAATAAAGCTTAAAGAAATTTATTCAAGAATTGGCATTAATACAAAGATGCTTAATTTAAATAGAGTTTTTAAAACTCATGACCAAGGTCTAGGACAAACATTAGTTTTAAATGGAGAGATTAAGTTAAGATGCTTTAGGCCTCATCATATCGATGTTATCCCAAATGAATTAGACCCAGAAATTGCAGACGGGTATATCATTTCAGTTTATGACCAAGATTGGAACGTGGCGAGTAATACGGGAAATAAATTAGTTGACGATAATAGATCAAAATTATCTTATGACGGAAATAATCAATTAATTGCAGATGGAGATGATTGGAGAACAAGTGCTAGATTTGTTTTTTGGACAAAAGAGCTTAATTTTATCTGTGATGGTTACGGCTCCATTGTGAGTGATGTTTCAGATATTAATAATCCAATTAATCATTTAAACCTTATTGATATAAGTAATGAAAAAGAATTTGAGTTTTTTATTGATGGTGGAGATGATTTAGCAGACATAACAATTCAATACAATGCAACAATGTCAGATGTTGCTCATATTGTCAGAATGCAAGGTTGGTCACAGGCTATCTTAAAAGCTCCAAGCACATTGATGCCAGAGAATATCCAAATTGGCCCTACTCATTTACTAAAGCTTCCAACCGACAACACAACAGATGGACAAGTTACTTTTGAATTTGCGAATCCAAATCCTAACCTACAAGGAACGCACGAGTTTACTGATAAGCTTTTATCTAATTTCTTAACAACCAGAGGCCATGACCCTAAACTAGTTAATGGGAAGGGTGAGGCAATGAATTACACTTCTGGAACAGAACGGCTTTTAGCCATGATTGAAAAATTCGAGGCGTCACAATCTGATATGGCAAAGTTCAGAAAAGCAGAACAAGAGATATTTAAGCAAATCGTTAAATGGATCAATACTTACTCAGGAACAGAATTTCTTGATCGTTTTTATTGGCTTCCAAAAATACCAGAAACAGCAACAGTTGAAATTAAATACCATGAACCATCAAACATCATGAGCGACAAAGAAAAACTTGATTTAGTTGTTGGTGAACTAGAAAACAAACTAACGACTCCAATTAAAGCTATTATGAAATATTATGACATTGATGAAAAAGGCGCAGAAGAATTGCTAAATGAAATAAATGAGTCTAGCATGGATAATTATGAACAAATTTCCAATAAGCTCAATGAATCGAAGTCGAAACAAGAAGCAATGGAAGATGAAGAAGGAGAATCAGATGAAGAAAAAAGCGAAGACTAAAAAACCTGTTAAAAAAGGTAAATAGTAATGAGAATCAACATTGAAGAAAATAAGGCCGATCAAACATTTGAGGTAAACCAAGAGTTTGATTTGCAAGAAATCTTTGATGTTGATTTTGAAATTCCGCAAGTTGTTCACGAGGCATTTGGGCAAGAAGTTATAGATATAATCAGAGAACGAACAGCTAAATCAAAAGATATTAATGGAAATCCCTTACCGTCTCCCTATTCTGAATCATATGCAGATTCTTTAGAATTTAAGGCTTGGGGTAAATCAAGAAACAAAGTAAATATGAAGCTAACAGGCGAAATGTTAGATTCAATGGACATCTTAGACATTGATGGTAATGTTTTAAAAGTTGGCTTCGAGGGTCTTGAAGCAACAAAAGCATTTGCTCATAACACAGGCTTTGAAGGTCACCCAGTTCTTGAAGGGAAAGTTGCAAAAAGAAAATTCTTCGGGGTTACAAAAGACGAAGTTAATAAAATAAAAAATAGGCTAAAAGACTTACTTGAAAGATCAAAAGAAGCAACACAAGAAGAAGATGCTTTGGCTCTAGGTGCTATTGAACTATTAGAATCAAGAAATGATTTAGTTTCTTTTAATATTGAAGACCTTTTTAATGATGAGGACTAATGGACATAGTTGATTCTATTATTAAGAAAATACAAGACATCATAAAAGATAAGGATTTCTTAGATGCAATTGGGACAGACATTGTTTTTATATTTAAAGGAACTACACGAACGGGAAAAAATATTGCTGGTAAAAAATTTAAATTTAAGAACAAAAAGAAAGCAACCATGCGACGAGAAAAGATTGCAAAATACAACCCAACACACGAAGTTTTCTCACCAGGACGAGCAAACGTCACAATTACAGGAGAGTTAGTTGACTCAATAATCCATAAAGTTGACTCAAATAGTTCGGCAATTACCATAACAGTCGAAGGAGATCATAAAGGGTATAAAAATAAAAATGGGACAACTAGCAAAAGCGTTCCAAATAAGAAAATATTAAAGGGGCTTGCAGAAAAAGGGTTCACAATATTGATTGAATCTGAAAAGATTAATCAGAAAGTCACAAAAAAGGTTAAGGAAGAACTTAGACGCAGACTAAAGAATAAGATTTCTTAGGTTTGCATTATTATAAAAGGGAGTTTATTATTATGACTAACGAAGCCAATGTCAGTAGTGCTGACAAATCTGAGGTAGAGCCAAAGGATTCAGTACCAGTTGAAGTTTTCGAGCGTTTTAAGAGCGATTATTTCAAGAAAAAAAATGAAGCAATCGAATTCAAGAAACAAAACGATGAACTGCTAGAGGAGCTCAAGAGCTACAAGCTTAAAGAGCAAGAAAAAGCAGGAGACTTTGAATCGGTCAAAAAAGGCTACGAAGAGCAAATTACAAAGTTAAAAGAGTCAAACAAATCAATTAAGGAAACTTTTATTGATAAGACTTTATTTAAAACTTTAAAAACAGAAGCTAAAATGAAAGGGTGTAAAGACCCAGATGTATTTTTGAAACTGTTAAGCAAAGATGAGGTAAAGAATGTTATGACTGAAGACCTTGACTTTGATGATTCAAAAATTAGCGAACTGATTGAGAATAAGGCAAAGGAAAAACCTTATCTTTTTGAAAGTAGTGCTTCAAAAGTTAAAGACGTTAGCCCAAATGCCAAAAATGCTCCTTCAGAAGTTGATTTTAAAACTGCACTTTCCCAAGCTAAAACGCAAAAGGAAATTGACACAGTAATGAAAAAGTATAACAAAATTTAATTTTCAAGGAGAAAGAAAATGCCTTTTACAACTAACTTATCGGGTACAGCTCAAGTTGATGATTCAATCATCTTAGCGTATGACCAACAATTTATCGTAGCTCAAGCACAAGACCAAATCATGGATCAATTTGTGACTTATAAAGCAAACATCAATGCAAAATCAATTGAGTTTGAAAAATATTCTCAATTAGCATTAGCGACAACTCCACTTGTTGAGACAGATGATGTTGTTTCTGAAGCATTATCTGATGCAAATATCATCTTAACTCCTGCTGAGTACGGGAATGTTGTTACAAAAACTCAATTGGCTTCACTTCAAACAGGTGGAAAAATTGATTTAGCTTCTGCTAGATTGGTTGGTATTAACGCAGGTAGAACTCAAGATAAACTTGCTCTTATGGCCCTTGACGCTTCAGCCAATGTTCAATTTGCAGGGACAGGGAATGGATCAAATGGTGACTTATTGGTTACTGATATTGTTGATGTTTCATTCTTAAACAAAATGTATAACAAGCTTTCAAGAAGCTCTATCCAAATGATTAATGGATTATATGTTGCAGTTCTACATGAGGACAATATTTTCGATTTACGCAATAGTGCTGGTGCTGGCTCATGGACAGACATCAACAAGTATGCACAACCAAATGAAGTTCTTATGAATGAAGTTGGTATGCTTTG